TGATGCAGTAAAAGCGGGGCAGGAGGCAGCGGACGCGGCAGAGGAGGCAGCGAACGCGGCGACCGATGAAAAGCTGACGGAATACTCAACGACGGAAGAGATGAAGTCGGCGATTGAACTGACAACAGAAAGTATTTTGCAGCAAGTCAAACATGTTGAAGAAAGCTCAATGCATGATTATGCCGTAAACGGTAACTTTGCGGACGGGTTGAATAATTGGAACACCAATGGAGCAGGGGCGTTGGTTGTGAGCGATACAACACTGGGAACGGCGGCGCGCATCCTGCGATCGACAACGTCGACGTGTCATATACGGCAGACACTGCCGGAGATACCTGCGGGGCGGGTACGAGTGAGATACAAGGCAGCGACGGAAACGGGGTACGAGTCAACGGCACGCGTTCGGCTATATGTATTCGGAAGTCAGCGGACAACGGGGGCAGGGCTGCTGAAAAGTACAGAGTGGGTCACAGTGGAGCATGAGTTCGATGTCTCCGAAACGACAGATAAATTAGAGATTTATTTCTACGCAGAAACACAGGGAGCACCTGTTTTCATAAAAGATGTGGAAGTGTTAGGAAAGTATTCTCTTTATGCAGAGGCTCAGTTAAAGATCACAGAAAACGAGATTACAAACGAGGTTAGTAAAAAAGTAGATTCGAGTGAGTTTGGAACATTGATCGCACAAAACGCATACCATGTGAAAATCGCGTGGAACAAGAGTTCGAGCTATATTCAGTTTGAAGAGACGGGAATCACATTATATAACGGAGCGATCGAAGATAATCAAAAAAGGACAGTGTTCGATTACATGGGAACGCACTTTTACCTGGACGGATACCACGTTGGGAAAATTGGTACAAACGGTATAACAGGAGAAAGTGGTTTAAAAGGATTAACGTTCGAATTAGGAGCGCAGGCTGCTTTTATGACATGGTCGAACAGGGATGCGGAAAATGTAAATGAATACATGACAAAATGGACTTATTGTTCTAAACAATGCGGAAATTACGAAGCGGATACGCTGCACGCAGGCACAGATATCGACATGCACTTCTTTAAGATTAAAAATGTCAAGTGGGAGAACGGAGGAATTAACGCGACAATAGAATTCGTGCAGGTATTAGCTATGAATAGCAATGGAACAATAGCCAGATGGGGGGAAGATGGGAGGATGGTGTTTAAAAACGGCATATTGACAGATTTGAATTATTATGCAAAAGGATAAAGGAGGGCAAAAGAATGAATATTATAATGCCAACAGGAGAAAAAGAAGAAAAGACTGGAACGGTTATGACGAATGTTCAGACAGCAGAATCGGACAGACTGGAGGTGGGAAAAGATGAACACACCGATTTCAGTGAAAATTGAATGCGCGCGCGGTGAGATTATGAATGCACTGAACCGTATTCAGACAAACCACGCGCTCCCATCTTGCATTATGGACGGCGTTCTCTCTTCTGTGCTTGCGGATGTGCGGGCAGAGGAAAAGCTGGAACTCATAAACGCCACTACCGCGATGATGAAAGAGGTCAATGAGGAACTCGACAAGGCAAAGGCCGCAGCGAAAAAAGTTCTCCCTGCGGCAGCAGGGAAGCAGGACGAGGAGCATCCGGAGGAGTAAAGGATTCAGGAATCGGAGGGAGGTGAGACAATGGCAATATTAACGCGGCACGAGACGCATATCAACATTGAGATGTCTGGAGACACTAAACTTTATATGGTTTCCGCGAAGCAGGGAGACAAGGCGACACGGTACGTCATCGCGAAACTATTGAATGACGGGAACGAATACACGATTCCATCCGGCGCGCGGGCGGTCGTGAACATCAAGAAACCGGACGGAAAACATGTATATAATACATGCGCCTATTCCGGAGCGACAGTCACAGTTGAATTGACAAATCAAGCTCTCGCGGCAGCGGGAACGGCGTACTGCGACATTGAGATTCGGACAGCAGACAACACGCAGGTCATCACGTCCGCGTCGTTCACTATCGAGATCGAGGAATCGATGAGAGACGCCGGAGCGATTCTCTCGTCGAATGAGTTCACGGAGTTTGAGAACAGAATCGCGGGACACGTCAAAGACCTTGACGACACGAACGAGGCGATCAAGAAAGCAGAGGCATCACGGGTTAAGGCAGAGGAGGCGCGTGTTGTTGCCGAAAACATAAGGGAGCAGAACGAGGAAATCCAACAACAGAATGAACTCCTCCGACAGCAACAGGAGGCATCGCGGCAGGAGAACACATCAAAGGCGGTCAAGAATGCGGAAGCGGCGACGAAAGTGACGCAGGACGCGGCAAAGGATTGCGTCGCGGTCACGGAGCGAGCGGAAAAGGCGTTGCAGAATCAAGAGCAGCTTGAGGCGACGTTGAACACGGCGGTCGGCTTAAGACAGGAAGTGGCGCAGATGCACGAGGCGGTCGAGGCGGCGAAAGAGCAGGTCGAGCAGGATAAAGCAGAGATTGAGGAGACGATTCAGAATTCACTACTCGCGGAATCTGAAAAAATACTCGACAGCGTAAAAGCATACTTCGAACGAGCAGAAGCTCTCTATTCGAGTATGTATATTGAATGTGACGGAGAGAATCCTTATCTGAGAAACGTCACGCCGATCTTTATTGACGGGGCGACACCGCAAGTCCGAAACGTAAATGAGGGTGTTGATTTCGACGGCGGGACACCGATGTCGAGACTGCTTGCAGCATAATTCCATGATACTGGAAATGAAAGATTGAAACAAAGACAGAACCGTGATTTTGTGATATTTTGGGAATCACGGAGCAAAGGAGGTTGACAGATGGCAGCAATCAGACCATGCACCGGAACGACGGCAGACTGGAAAGCGGTCGAAGAGACATTGATTCTCAAGGAACGCGAGATCGGTGTTGAGATTGACACGAACGGTCACGCACTAATCAGACAGGGAGATGGTAAGAAGAAATTTTTTGACCTGCCGATTATCGTGAACAATGCCCGCTATGAGGAAATTTTGAGGCTCACAAGTGGTTATATGGAAACGGTGAACAATTTCTCGCAGAACATGACAGAGGCCGCAAATGCGGCGAATGGCGCGGCGACAAGGGCAAACGGAGCAGCGTCGGCGGCGACGGCAGCAGCGGCGGCGTGCGAGGGGATTGTGGACGGTTTGAACACTATGGTCGATACGGTGACTCATAAGACTTGTGTTCTCTCGATTGAGGACGGAATCATCACGATAAGGGAGGCATAAAGATGGCGAGCGGAGAGTTAATTGTAAAAGTTGCAGATAAGGAAACTCTTGATAAAACATTCGCGAACACGAATGCGATTCTCGCAAAAGTGGAGGAGAATGTGAGAGTGAAAAACATCGTACGGTACGGAATGAAGATCAATAAAGCCGACAGCAATCCGGCAACACGCTGCACATACCTGTTTGATGCGGTGGGGATGACACCTGCCGGAATGAATTATACGTCTGGAGTGTTCGATTTTGGCGATTGGGCGGATGTCTTTTTCGTCAAGAACAATTATCCGGCGATGGTGAGATACGACGGAACGGAGGACTATAAACTCAATCCGGGCGACCATACAAAGAAAGCAGATGGAACAACCGCATCAGATGTGTTGAATGTCAATTATGGCGGGAACGCTATGAGCGTATTTGACGGCAGTGGGGACAAGGGAAAAATCTGGCTCTCACAGTTCGAGATCGGTAATTACGAGTATATGATTATCTCGAACGAACAGTATGACGAATCGTATAATGACGATGCGTATGTGCGCGCGGACGGTTCGCACGCCGATAAACTCTATTATCCGATGTTCGGAGGTTCATACGATGGTACACGCCTCCGGTCACTGGCGGGGCAGACGCTTATGTGTAACACGAACACATCAACGGAAATCACACGGGCAGAGGCAAACGGAAACGGGTGGAACATCGGCTCATGGAGCAAAAGAAACCTGCTGAATTGCATGTTGAAAATCATGTCAAAGACGGATAATTCACAAACGGCGTTCGGCAGGGGGCAGGATTCCGGATATGTCAATGACGCATCGCAGGACTACGGCAAATTAAAGACCGGAACGCTCACGGGTAAAGGACAATTTTTCGGCTACAATGACGGAACGCATGATGTGAAAGTGTTCTACATTGAAAAATGGTGGGGCGATAGATGGGATAGAATCAACGGTCTCATTAACAAGAACGGTCATATACTCGTAAAAATGATACCGCCCTATAATCTGACGGGAGACGGGTATGAGGACACCGGATTGACACCGACAGGAACGAACGGAGGATATATCAGTGAATCAAAGTCCTGCAGGTTGGGGAGGATTCCACACAAGGCAACGGGCAGCAGCAGCACATACCAGTGTGATGGCTTGTGGTTCAATAACGCTGCGGTATGCATCGCCCTTGTCGGCGGTAGCTGCAGCAGCGGCGCGCTTGTCGGCGCGGATTGCTTGCACCTGCACACCACGGCGGGCAGTGCGTCCTGGAGCATCGGCGCGTCCGTTTTCTTAGAACAGCCTATTGCCGCGTAGCGGCGAGGGGGAGGAGCGGAGGGGGAACGCCTCCGCAAATATTTCCGCCGCAGGCGGGCGGTTCGTAAAAAATGAATATGGGATATAGGTTGCGGTGTCGGGGGTGTTCCTGCCTTGTCTCTGCCCTTGTCGGCGGTAACTGCAGCAACGGCGCGCATGTCGGCGCGGATTACTTGAACCTGAACAACACGGCGGGCAATGCGAACTGGAACATCGGCGCGTCCAATTTCTTGTCTTATGTCAGAACGTCTAACCAAATGCGACCTATATTCCGCGCCACATGGCGAAAATTATTCCGGATATAGGGTCGGTTGAGTAAGCGGGTGCATAAAAACCGATAGGAGATAAGAAAATGACATGAGAAGTTATAACAACCTATACGAACCGATATTACAAGACGATTACATCCGAGGGTGTTTCAAGGATGCAGCAAAGGGAAAAACGAAAAGGAATGATGTACAAGAGATATTAAAAAACCTAGACAGACATATGGGGATTCTGAAAAGCATCTTGCAAGAGGAGATGTTCATTCCGGACTACCATAAAAAATGTGTGATAAATGAGAACAACTGTCACAAGACACGCAGGATATTGAAACCGAACTATAAATATGAGCAGGTCGTCCATCATTGCGCGATCGGGCAGTTCAAACCGATCGTGTTGAATGGTCTATATGAATTTTCGTGCGGGAGCATACCTGGGCGTGGTGTCCATTATGGAAAGAAATTCATGAAAAAGTGGATTGAATCATATGGAGGGAAAAAGCTCTATATCCTCAAGATGGACATACATCACTTTTTTGAATCAATCGACCGGACGATTCTGAAAAAGAAGTTGCGCGAGGTCATACGAGACCAGAGATACTATCGTTTGATATGTGTATTCGTCGAGTATGACCGAATAGCAGAGACCGTCATGATTCTTGTGGATGTTTCGACGGAAATGAACGAGGACGAGGTCAGAAAGTTGATTTCGTGCATCGCGTTTGATGATGACGCGGGAGCATTAAATATTCTGCGGAGCACGGGAGTGTTCGGAGAGACGTTCGAGGCGGCGCGACACGTGATCTGCGACAGGAGAAAAGGCGTTCCGTTGGGGTATTTCACATCTCAATGGTTCGGGAATTTTTATCTCAAGAAATTAGATCACTACATAAAGCAGGAGTTAGGTGTCGATCATTACATGAGATATATGGACGACATGGTGATTTTAGGAAAGAACAAAAAGAAACTCCACGCAGCACGGCGGGCAATCGAGGAATATTTGCATGAGGAACTGGGCCTCGAACTCAAGGGAGACTGGCAGGTATTTCGGTTTGAGTACGTCGACAAAGACGGGAACGTGCATGGGAGGATGCTTGACTATATGGGTTTTCAATTCCATCATGACAGAATCACGATGCGGAAATCTATAATTCAGAGAGCGAGGATAAAAGCATATAGAATCAAGGCGAAAGAGAGAATCACATGGTACGACGCGGCGACAATGCTCTCGTACATGGGATGGTTCAGGCACACGGACACCTATGATTATTATTTGAAATACATCAAGCCGTGTGTGAATGTGAAGAAACTCAAAAAGATAGTATCAAATCATCAGAGAAAGGAGAATGAACGTGAGAGACTGGCACAAGGTAACGGGAACACAGGAAGTGAAACCGGAGGAGATCGACAGGATATCGTCGAAAACGACGGTGTACCTGCGGCGCAATATCCGCAAGGCAAAGCAGGAGAATCAGGGCGGGGAAAAGGTGAACGTTTGGGAGTATGAAGAACGCGAGATGTCCGTCGAGGAATACGAGCAGACGTTGCTAATTGCGGGTGTTGTCGAGGAAAAAACGTCCGGAATTGTCAAATCGGTCACAGAGTTTCAGCGGGATGCGGTTATCGATGAGTACACAGAGCAGTTGATTGAGGAGGGATTGATATAATATGCGGACATTGGTTGAAAGTCTGAAAAGACTATATCAGGAAAAAAGAAAACTGACAAGGGAGCAGGTCGATGAGCGTGTCGTAAAGGGCAGCATTTCAGCAGACGAATTCCAGTATATCACCGGGGAGGAATACGTCGCTCCGGAGGGGACAGGGAATGAGCCAGCTTGAAATAATCTCACGGTTGTGCGACGTGACGACAGTCCTGTCCGAAATCGTGAGAAAACAACAAGAAATTATAGAACGTTCGAAGATTGAGGAGGTAGTCAAAAAGGAACTCCGGCAGCAGGTAAAAGCGGCAGACGGGGAACTGGATGTACTTGAGTATCACATGCGGAGGGATTGCGACACCGACGATATAGAGACGTTCGGAGAGGAGGAAATCGTTTGACGGTAGAGTTATCACTGTTGTTGTCGGGAATCTCTGTCGCATTCGCAGTTTATTTCGGGATTGCCTCAAAACGGAGGAATGAACGGAAAGACACGGAGCAGGAGACAGCAGACCGAACACACACAAGTACGGCGATGATGGTGAAGCTTGAGAACATTGCAGATGATCTCAAAGAGATCAAGGCAGAGAACCGAAATTTCCGTGAGGACATCGGAATACTGCGGGAGCGGGTAGCAAAAGTCGAATCATCATTGAAATCGTATCACAAGAGACTGGACGAGGGCAGAACGGTCATCGACCAATAACAGGAGGGCGGGGACGGGCAGGAATCAACTGCACAAGTGGAGGCATAACATGAGACCTATGACAAGCGAGGAGCGGCGAAGACGCAGGAGGCATCAAAAAAAGATGTACCGGATTGCAGAACGCGCGGCAAAGAAGAAAGTGCCTGGTCAGTTTATGAACCGCGTTGTGATTATAATGATTCTTGCAGCTTTTATCTTTACAGTCGCGATGATAATTGTATTTATACGGGTAGGGTCAGAACCGTCAACACTGATTGAAAATGTATTCCGTTTTCTCTCGGTCGAGGGCGGGGCATTGGCTCTTATAAAGTCCGTTAAGACAGTGACAAAACAGAGATCAAACGATGAATCAGAATATAACAACGGCGGCGAAACGGAGCAGGGTAATACGGAGGTATAAGATGGACTTTATCACAGAGAACTGGTTCGCCATCGTTGCGGCAGCGGCAGTAGTAGGAGCAGGAGGATATGCAGTATATACGTTCGCGAAACTGTCGTATGAAGCGCAAAAGGAAAAAGTGAGGGAATGGCTGCTTTATGCGGTCACTATGGCTGAGAGAGAGATGGGAGGCGGTACGGGTCAAATCAAACTGCGTTATGTGTATGACATGTTCGTTGCGAGGTTCACATGGCTCGCAAAGGTGATCTCATTTAAGAAGTTCTCCGACATGGTGGATGACTCGCTCGACAAGATGAAAAAACTGCTCGAAAAGAACAAGGCGGTGCAGGAGCTTGTGAACGGCGAGGCGGGTGAGGCGCATTGATCGGTTTCATAATGGAGAACATCCGGGCAATCGGGATGATTTATTTGATCGTTGCTGTGCTGACATTTTTTGCGGTAATGGCGTTCTTTTGTTTTACCTGCCGCGCAGAGGGCAAAGAACGCGAATTATATCCGGATGATAAACTTTATTATCAGGGCGACGGGGACGGAGGGGCAGGAACGGCGGCGACAATGTTGATCGGTTTTGTAATCGCATTAGGATGCGCGATCATGTGGTGGAGGATTCCTCTATTATTGATTAATATATATATTTACGCGTCGATCAAGGAATATGTAACAGATGACGAAAGAGAGGAGAACAAAGAATGATTTCAAATTGCGGACATGATGAATATAATAAATATTCAGGCGGGGCAGCAGGAGACCAGACGGGTACAGAATGGGCGGTCATAAATTGGTACAACAGACCATGGAAATGCGTTCTTCGGCATCCGGACGCAAAAGTTCGGAGCATGATTGCACAGATGGCAAAAGCCGCAGCGAATAATAATATGGTCGGTTACGACCAGTCACAGCGTTACACGTTTTGGGAGCATTTGAAAGCGTCCAATTACGACCCGGCAAAAATCACGGTCAAGTGTGAGGCGGATTGCAGTTCGGGCGTGGCTGCGATTGTCAAGGCTGCGGGTTATCGTTTGGGAATCAAGAAAATGCAGAACGTGAGTATCTATCTCTATACTGGGAACATGAGAGCGGGTCTCAAGGCAGCAGGGTTTGAAGTGCTGACAGAGAGCAAATATCTGACATCGGATGCATATTTGATTGAGGGCGATATTCTTCTCAATGATTCCTGCCACGTTGCGACGAACCTGACAACGGGTTCAAAGGCAACGACAAGCACTACAACCGCATCAAACGGCGTGAAAGTGGATATTAAGGTCGATGCAGCACAGAGCAAAGACAAGAACCTTGCAGGTACATATAAAGTTACAGCATCGGCGTTAAACTTGAGAGCCGGGGCGGGTACCGGAAAGACGATTCTTGCGGAAATGCCGAACGGAGAAAAAGTGCAGTGTTACGGATATTATACGAGTGTTTCCGGTGTGAAATGGCTCTATGTGGTATATAAGGGCATTACCGGATTCGCGTCGAGCGAGTATCTTGAGAAATAAGGAGGAGAGAACATGTTCTATTTAGGGACGGGGACGAAGTTCGATAAAATGAAATGTAAGGAATACAAGACAAAAGACGGCGCACTCAAAGCGCTTGCAAAGATCGAGGACGGTGTTTTGTGGGACGAGAACGGCGCAGTCGTCGCGTATGAGATGAACGGCGTCTTTACGATCGCAGGAGGACAGCAGGACGGCGCAGAAGCCGCCACGGATGGCGAGGACGGGACAGAGGCGGACAAGAATATACCTGATGAGGAAAACAATGTGGACGGGGCGCAAGACGGCGCAGAAATCGCCGTAGACGGCGCAAATGAGACGGAGATGGAAAAGGGTACGCCGGACGGGGGAAAAGCCGGAAAAGGGCAGCAGGGAGCGCAGGAGGTAAAGGAAAATGTCATCGTCCCGCAGGGAAAAATGAGAGTCACGGTGATCTGCGATGGGTCTCTCAATCTGAGACGCTCGCCGTCGTGGAATGACGACAGTATTTGCGGACGGGCAGCGCGCGGGCAGTCATATTATGTTAAGGCAGTTCGCATGGTGGATGAAAAGAAGATGGTCGAGACGATCGACGGGCTTTTTCTCTCGGGAGAGGGCGATTACGTTCAGTTCGAGCAGTTATAAAAAGAGACAGACGAGAAAAGCGGTGGGAAATATCCTGCCGCTTTTCTTTCGGGAATATTATACTACTAACTTATACCATCCCACCGGGGCGCTCGATTCGCACAGTGCAAAAGCGCTGATGGAAAAGCTTTCGGGGCTCAACCGACAGGGCAGGACGATCCTGATGGTGACGCACGATTCGAATGCGGCGAGCTACTGCGGGAGGATTTTGTTTATCCGGGATGGCATCCTGTTTCACGAGCTGAGGAGAAATCTGCCGGAGGAGACACGACAGGATTTCTACGAGCGGATTCTGAAGGTTATGGCGCAGTTGGGAGGAGGGAGTGCAAATGTTCTTTAAGCTTGCAGCGCGCGGCAGCAGGAGGAACAGGCGGGAGAACGGGCTGTTCTTCGCATCGCTTCTTGTCTCTATTGTCGCGTTTTACATTATCTTGTCGCTGTCACAGCAGGATGTCATGATCTTCCTGCAAAAGATGGAGAGCGATGCAGTGAATAAGCTGTTCCTGCTGATTCCTGTGTTTTATGTGATGACGCTTGTGATCCTGTTTTTCCTGATCTATTTTGCGAGCCGCTATCAGCTCGAGCGCAGGAGCCATGAATTCGGGGTTTGGCTGATGATGGGAATGCGCAGGCCGAAGCTGTTCCTGCTGCTGCTCGTGGAGGATCTGAGGAGCAGCCTGCTGGCGCTTGCGGTCGGGCTGCCGGTTGCAGTCCTGATCTCGGAGCTGATCAGTCTGATCACAGCGCGGCTTGTCGGGCTCGGGATTATCGGACACAGGCTGATGATTTCCGTACCGGCATTATGTCTGACGGCGGCAGGCTTTCTGGCTATCAAATTTGCCGCATTTGTAATCTTAAGCGGCAGGATTGCGCGGCGGGAGATCGGCACGCTCCTGACGCCTCCGGCGGCGGGGACGAAGAAGCAGCTTCCGGGGGCGTTCTATGCGCTGACATTCCTGACGGGCGTTGTGTTTCTTGGCACAGCCTGTGTTCTGGCAATCCGGCGGATCGCGTGGAGCAGCGTTCGCGGGATGGGCCTTGCGATGCTTCTGGGGTTTGCCGGGATGCTGCTGCTGTTTTTCGGGCTGCGCGCGGTGATGGATCTGCTTGCACGCAGAGGAAGCACGGGGAAGGTGCAGGATCTCCGGAGCTTTACGTTCCGCCAGCTTCAGGAGAATGTGATACACCAGTCCGTCTCGCTGGCGGTCAGCGCGCTTTTGGTGCTCGCGGGGCTCGGATGCTTCGGCGCGGGCATTGGGATCTCGTTGAGTATGGGAAATGAGTATCCGCATGTGCTCGATTATACCTTTGAATCCTGGGAGGAAGAGGATATGGAACACGTCCTTAAGGAGAAGGGGCTTGACGATCTGTTCGGCGTGCTGTTCCCTGTGAGAACCGGCTATATCCGTGAGAATGGCGAATACAGCGGTATGCTGTCCATGAAGCAGGTGAAGGAGGAATTGGCCTCGTTCCCAGATTCGTGGGAGAAGGAGACACTGTTGTGGAATGTCGAGCGGGATGAGAACGTGCATCTTCTTAATCTGTCCGGCTATAACCATCTGCTGGAGCTTGCGGGAGAGCCGCAGCTTTCGCTTTCGGAGGGCGAGGCGGCCGTGTTCGTTGATTCGGAATTTGTGTCAGACCGCACGAAGGCACTGTGGAATGAGCTGCTGGAAAAGGAGCCGGAGATACGGATCCGCTCGGAACAGTGGCGGCTGACCGGGGTACTGCAGGATACGGATTTCGTGACAGACCGTTCGATCACGCTTTCCCTGGGACTGATCGTGCCGGATGAGGCATTCACGCGGCTGACGGAGGGTAATTTCAGCACGTACTGGGATGCGGTGCTTTCGGAAAAGGCGAGGGCGAACGGCAGTCTGCTGAATTCGATTATGGCGGTAAATGAGAAGCTGGATGCTGCCGGGCTTGAGGATATTGAGTATGAAAGCTACCTTCAGAATATAGGACGCCAGCTTTTCTACGTGGTGGCTGCGAGCTATATCACGATCTATCTTGCGGTGATTTTCCTGATTGTTGCGAACACGGTGCTCGGCGTGCAGTTTCTGACGGGACAGCAGAAGACGGAGCGCAGGTTCCGCACGCTGGTCCGGCTCGGTGCGACCTACGAATCGCTGTACGGCTGCATCAAAAAGCAGGTGAACTGGTATTTCGGGATTCCGGTTATGGTCGCGGCGGCGTGCAGTATGTTCGGCGTGCGCGCGCTGCTCGCAGGCTTCCTGTCGATGGAGGCTCAGAAGGGAATTGCGGCGATGCTTCCGGCCGCTGCGGCTATGATTTTAGTACTGTGTGTGGTAGAATGGATCTATATGGCGTCGGTAAAGCGCAGCAGCGCGCGCTGGCTGCGCGCGGTTATGGAGCCGGCGCGCGAGGAGTGAGCCGGGGATAGGCAGAGATAGTTATATGGGATGCGGTGATACGTACAGTCAGCCATATGTACCTGTGGTGATATGTGCAGGCAGTTATGTACGTATGTGGTGATACGCGCAGTCAGCCATATGTACCTGTGGTGATATGCACAGGCAGTTATGTGTGTATGCGGCTATCTGCGCAGGCATGTTTTTCAGTGGATGTTGACGGAAGCAGGAGGCAGAGCGGTGAAACGGATTGTAATTGTGGAGGATGAGGTATTTATGCGGGAGGAGCTTGCGGCCCTGATCGGGAGAGCGGGCTATGAGGCGGAGGCGTTGTCCTCCTTTGAAAATGTGGAGGAACAGATTCTCGCACTTGCGCCCGACCTTGTCCTGCTGGATCTGAACCTGCCGGGGGAGAGTGGCTTCTCGGTCTGCCGCGCCCTCAAAAGAAAGGCCGCTGTGCCCGTGCTTGTGCTGACATCGCGCGACCAGATGCGGGATGAGCTGCACGCGCTGGAGCTGGGAGCGGATGAATTTCTGACGAAGCCGTGCCGCGGCGAGCGGCTGCTGGCGCGCATCGGGAATCTGTTGCGGCGCTACGAGGGACGCGCGAACCTGCTTTCCGGCCCGGATTTCCTGCTCGATGCGCAGACGTACACGCTGTACATCCACAATCAGTCGACAGTGCTCGCGAAAAATCAGGGAAAGCTGCTGGCGGTCTTCCTGGCGCACGGAGACGGGATTGTGAGTCAGGATGAGCTGTGCGAGGCGCTGTGGGGGACGACGGAGTACATTGATGAGAATGCGCTTCAGGTGAATCTGACGCGCCTGAAGAAGACGATGAAGAGCCTGCGCATGAGCCAGCGGATTGTGCCGGTGCGCGGGCGGGGGTACAGGTTGGAGGAGGCGTGACATGAAGAGAGAAACGGATGCATATTTGAACGCTGCTTGTTCCTTTTCTACTGTTTTTTGCAGCCATCTTCCGTGGCTGCTTCTCCTCTTTGCGCAGGACTGCTTCTTCTGCCTCATGCTGTGGCTTGCGAATGCGCGTTCCTTTCTCGCGCTTGCCGCGGTGCTGTTCCTCGCTTCGGCGGCTCTGTTTACGGCTGTGCTTGGTCTCCTGTACAGAAAAGAGAAGGAGCGCAGGACGCTGTTTCTGGAGTTCCTTGATGCGCCGGATGAGCGGTGTGAGGAGGAGCTTGCAGCACGGCTTGGCCGCCCGGAGGGAGAGATGGTCAGGCAGCTTGGGCGGACGCTGCGCAAAAAGGAGGAAGAATGCATGGCGGCAGCCGCGCGTG